TCTTGCAGGCCATACATAATATCGAGGATAAGAAAGCCACGGGCAGAAAACAACGTATCACATTCCTTGAAAAGTGGGTAGAATCCGCATGGGGCAAACCAAATGCCATGGCGAAGATAGCAAATTTCATAATGCCCACGCTCAAGTCCATCGAGCAGTCTACGCTTTTTGTCGAATCTCGTTCGAGCATCGAGCTTTCAAAATTGCGGGAAAAGTATGCAGAGCGTTTTGACTAAGAAATCTGGATTCATCGACAGTGAAATCGGCCTATTGAGTGATGATGTTCTTCTGTACAAGCCGTTGGGGCCTGTTCAGAAAGCATTTCATAAGTCAAGAGCTATTGTGAAATGGCTTTTTGGCGGGGTTCGCTCATCCAAAACATATACGAATCTAATGGATTTGGCAATGCTTTTACTTGATATACATCCTGTTCGTTATCGACCTAACGGGATACACTGGGCCTGCACCGAGAATTGGGATCAGGTGCGTGATATTCTCTGGGAACCTATGCTCCAGAAATTTATCCCACCGTGGATGATTATTCCGGGAGGTATCGAATATGGTATGCACAAAATACCTAAGAGGGTATTCTTGAAGAACGGACAGAAGTTGGAGTTCAAAGCTTTCTCACAAGGTAGAGAAGAGTTCCAAGGGCGCTCGATAGATTCGATATACTGTGACGAACAATGTCCGCATGACTTTCTTGGGATATTTGACGAAATGACTTCGCGACTATTGGAAAGAAGCGGTTTTCTAAGTTGGGCAATGACGCCTATAATATCGCAAGTTGATTTGGAGAAGCGGATTGAAGATTTGCCCGCGAATGACGAAGTTTTCAAAATAAATCTCAATGATAATCGTATAAGTCGTGGCGGTTATATTCCTGATGAGATGATTGACGCCAAAATAGCAGAATGGCCTGAAGAAGTTCAAGCTTCGAGAATTGCCGGTGATTTTGCGAGTTTCTACGGCTGCGTTTTCAAGACTTACAGCCGCCAGATACATATAATTGAACCTTTCAGGATACCAAGTGATTGGAGAAAGTACAGGGCGTTCGACTTCGGTTTTACAAATCCGTTTGTCTGTCTTTGGCTTGCAAAAGACAAAGATGAAAACTGGTACGTCTATCGTGAATACTACAAAAAGCAGACTGGCATACAAGAGCACATCCGCAACGTCAAGCTATTCAGCAGAGGTGAATCCTATGTCGAGAACATTGCTGATCCTGAGGATCCTGAGAATCGGAACGAAATGAAGAAGGCCGGAATCAAGACAATTGCAGCAAAGAAAGACATCGCGAAGGGCATAGAGCTTGTGCAGAGCAAGTTTAAGGTGAAGGAGAATGGTAAGCCGAGCCTGTTAATTTTCAAGACATGTAGAAATACTTGCCGAGAGGTTGCTGTTTATTCTTACCCGAAGGGGACTTCGAGCAGCAATCCAAAGGATATACCAGTTCAGAAAGACGATCATACGATCGACGCTCTGCGTTATGCAATTTATACAGTAGACGGCAAATTCAGGAAGGGCCATGTCTGTACAGCATAAGACAATTAGTTTCGCCGAATTGGCGTACAGGCTTGATGAAATCATCGAAAGTTTTGAGGATTCCGTTGATTCGCAGAAGAACAAGCTTGTTGAATCGTTCAAGATTGCAAATGCAGGGCCTGAACAGATACAAAAGCTAATTGACTACATCAGGGTATGTGTCAAATATCAGAAGTTTAACATTGAGGCTCTGCAAAGGGAAAACGAATATTTGAAGAAATTGCTTGAAGACAAAAATCAGTAGAACAGGAAGGAATAGTACGAGAATGGCAGAACAAATATTTAAACCATATCCGAATTACCATGCAGCGAGGATGAAATCGCCCAACTTGTTTTTGAGGATTCGCGTGCTTCAGACGACAAAAGAGGGCATTATGATTTATGGAGGTCCATTAAAATCTGATCCAAAAGGTTCCACTAAGACGCAGGCAATCAGGTTCCCAAAAGATAAGTTCAGTGTTCAACAAGCAAAAGCATGGCTCAAGGAGCACAAATACACGTCTATTTTGTTTGAGCCCGCTTCGGAGAAGTCTGAAAAGGCATCTTATACTTGTGAATGTATCGAATGTAGTCATACTGTTGAGACCAATAAGCACTGCAAAGATTTGAAATGTTCTGAGTGCGGCGGCCAGATGAGAAGAAAGGGAAGACCTGGTCCCGGACAGAAAAACACTGAGAAGGTAATGTGGCCTACAATATCAGAAAGAGATGGTGAACTGAACAATGTTAAATAGGACTGTAAATGGAATTACAAAATGACTAAAAAGAAGATGCAAAAAGGCAGAGTCTTCGTAGAAACATCGAGAGGAATCTTTCCGTATGAAGCACTCAAGAAAGCGGAATCGAAGAAAGGTGGTTCGCAGCAGCTTTCAGAATCTACGAATAAATGGATGTCGCAGAATGATTTGGTGTCGCCTCTTTATGCGCCAATGTCGTTTTGGACTCTGTACGAATCGAATCCTATATTGTTCCGCTGTGTCAATCAGCTTGCGAGCGATGTTGCCGGCCTGGGTTGGACTTTTCAGCTGCAAGAAGACAAGAAGGATAACCAAGCAGAACTGAATCGCCTGAAAGAGTTCGTTAAGGACAAGTCGGATGTCGAAGATTCCTTCCGCACCGTATTGAAGCGCTTACTGATTGACTGGGGTACACTTGGATATTGCGGCCTTGAAGTCGCACGCAACAACAAGCAGGACGTTGCGGATGTCTATCATGTGCCTGCACACACGCTGAGGGTTCACAAGTCAAAGATAAAGTATTGTCAAGTCCGCAACAACAAGAAAGTATGGTTCAAGAAGTTTGGCGAGACTCAGAATATATCAGCGAAGACCGGCAAAGATATTACCGGCGGCAAGGACAAAGCGAACGAGCTTATCTTCTACAAGAACTACTATCCGAAATCTGACTACTACGGCGTTCCGAACTGCATCTCGGCAGTTGGTGACATAACCGGTCTGATTGGCTTGCGTGACTACAATCTGTCATTTTTTGAGAACTACGGCATTCCCGCAGCTTTGATTACTCTTGAGGGTGAATGGGAGGAGGGCTCTGAGGGGAAAATACAGAATTTCCTGAATAAAGAGATTAGGGGCAGTTCAAACGCACACCGCACATTGGTTGCAAAACTGCCAGAGGGTGGCAAACTCATTTATGACAAGCTCAGTGTTGACGTCAAAGAGGCGAGTTTCAGACTGTACGAGCAGTCAAGGCGTGAAAACATTTTGATTGCGTATTCGATGCCACCTGAAAGGGTCGGCGTTAAAGTGACTGGTCCACTTGGTGGCGAATCAACGAAAGAGACTATGGAAGTCTACATACAGGGCGTTGTGGAGCCGGTGCAGCTTGACTTCGAGGAGATCATAAACAGCAAGTTGTTGAATTCTGAGATATACAGACTCAAATTCAACGACATTGATTTGAAGAACTACGCTGCGATGGTCGATAGGATGACAAAGGCTGTAGGATTTGGTTTGTTGACACCGAACGAAGGACGCAACGAGCTTGGTAAAAAACCTTATATTGAAGGTGACAAGTTCTACATACAGTCAAGTCTTGTCGAGGCTGGTGAATCTGACGCAGAATCCAGGCTTAGCAAAGAAATTGACGAATTTGAAGCTGAAAATGAAATCCAGGGAGAAATAGAGTAATGTGTGTGCATAGAGGGCAATTCGAAATAGCTTGTTTAGGACAGTTGCAGGAAAAGCTCAAAACCATTCGTTATGGCAATGCAATAAATGGAGCATACAAAGCATCACTGACAAAGTTGAATTGCTCTCTATGTGCACAGAAATGAGAATAGAAGATATACAGACTAAGGCGTACTGCATGGGAATAAATTCGCATAACAAGAATAAGTTAGAATTGATAAGAGAGATTCAAATAAAAGAGGGAAATAGACCTTGCTATGCTACAGGATTCTGGTGGCAATGCCCATATAATAATTGTCTTTGGAGAGAAGATTGTTGTGGGTTGATAAAGTTTACGGTGACAGAACTATGAAATTAATCGTTTCAAAATCAAGAATCGAGAACCTTTTGAGCAGTCTTCGAAGAAGGAACGAACGCCTCATGCAAGTCGCAGTGAAAGAATGGATGAATTTCGCACAGAAGCAGATTCGCACCGATCTTGTGAGAAAGTATTCGAAGTCTTTTGCCTCAGAACTAACAGACTGGGAAGTAATCGAGAATAACGGTGTGAAAACAATCAAACCCGCAGCTTTGGAGATAATGAGGACTGGTGGTAATGCTGCTTACAGACACATGGCTGTTGCCGGGAGTTTCGATATTCTGAATGTCAGAGCAATGAAAGCTGTTGAGAAATTCTGTTCAAAACTCGTCGTAGGAGTAACATCTAAGACTAAAGAAGGCATAAATGCTTATGTTAAGCACGGGATAAAACAGGGCTGGTCAATGGGAAAGGTCGCAAGACAGATACGATCACTTGTCGGATTGACAGGGACTCAGACGCAATCTGTCATTAACTTTCGCAATCTGCTTGCGGAGAAGCATCCCGGTTATTCAGCCGCACAGCTTAATAAAGCGACTATGCGGTACACAGACAAGACACATCGACTGCGTTTGGAGAACATTGCACGCACTGAGACAGCAAGGGCACAGAACATAGGCTACTGCCAAGGCCTCGGAGAAGTTGGTGTGAAAGAAGTTGAGCTTAGCAACGCAGATGATCCATGCGAGATATGCGAAGGCCTAAACGGCACAAGATATAAAGTCGATGAGGCCTCAGGCGTGATTCCTGTTCATCCGAGATGCCGATGTGCGATGCTTCCTGTAGTTGATAACAGGGTGATTTCAGAGCAATTAAAAAGACCTATAAAGATTTAACAATTGGAGCCTGATTATGCGTATTGAAGAAATATCAAAACAAAATCTTTCTAAAGCAAGTGACTTGGAATTGAAACGACTTCGATACAAATTCGCAAAATTCTGGGATAATCATTTCAAGAATAACGATAACAGAATTGTTGGGGTCTTCAAACGCAGCGATTTCATTGCGAAATATCGATTGCTTTTAAAAGAAATAGAATCTTCAAAGCGAAGTCTACAGCACAGCACTTGTGACATAGACAGGCAGGCATTTAAGCAGACAATGCAGGCAAAGTCTGATGGTGTTGATTTGGCGATGCTTGACGAAGTTCTTCTTGTGCAAAATTGTGTTTTGGTTGACGAAAGTTTTTCCAAGGCAGACAAGTTAAGATTTACGATACGTATGGATGAGCCGAACGATATTGTTAAATCCGCAATGGAAGAGAGGATTTTAGAAATCATTAGACCACAATTTGATAAAGTCTGCGAATTCGTTTATGACAAGGATTTCAATGGTGATTGTGTGCCCTTATTTCATCAAGTTCTGCGGCCGGTCAATAAGGTAGAGAAAATCGAAATAAAGAATGAACATAAAGAGATTGAAAAGAGTCTTGAGCTTGTGCTTATTGAAAAGTCGGACGAGCAGATTGTTTATGGTATCGTTTATGAGCCGGACACAAAGGACGCACAAGGCGATCAAGCAAGTGCGGATGAAATAAGAAAAGCCGCTTATGATTTCATGGAAAACGCCGGAGCTTTTAAAGTAATGCACAAAGGGAAAAAAGTAAAAGTGAAGATTCTCGAAAACTACATAGCACCAGTAGATTTCACTATTGTCAAACGCAATGTGAAGAAAGGTTCGTGGGTGCTTGTGACGAGAGTGCTTGACAAGGAATTGTGGCAGGAGATAAAAGCCGGCAACCTCACTGGATATTCTATGGCGGGCTACGCAAATGTCAATTGAAAGGAGACGAATAGATGCCGAAACACGGAAAGATGAAGAATATAAAAGTAAAAGAGATTTCGCTTGTAGATTTGCCTGCGAATAAATTACCATTTTTGTTTTATAAACGGAAAGGACATACAATGAATGAAAAAGCTTTGAAGTCACTTCAGACATATCTCGGCACCGAGGACATTGATTTCGAGAAGAAAGTCGATAATGAGGAAATCGAGAAAGCTTTGAACTTAATCTCTGAGCACTACAAAGCAGATTTTCCAGAAGACTTAGAAAACGCAGTCGGCGTCCTTGCGAAAATTGCAGTGAACAGTTGCAAAGAAGAGGATTCTGAGGGCGTAGAGAAAGTCGGTGCGAAGTTTTCAAAAGACGTAATCGCCAAGCTGAAAGCGGTTGTTGAAGCTGTCGATGCTTTGAAGTCGATACTGCCTGACGTAAAAGAAGAAACGAAGAAATCTGGTGGCAGTAACGAAACGTCGGAGCTTGAGAAACAAATCGCAGAGCTGAAAGAAGCTGTCGCAAAGCTCGGCACAGGAAAAGAAAGTGATGACAAGTCGAGCATAGCTGAGCTTACGAAAACATTGAAGGATGTTTCAGACAGGCTCGCTACTATCGAGTCGAATGGCGCTGTGAAGAAAAGTATCGAAGACCAAGACAACGATGGCGATGAGACTGTGCAAAAGGGAGCGGGAGAAGGCGGCAAGAAGCTCTGGCCGACAATTACAGGTCAGGTTAAGCCGGAATAACAAATGAAATTACTGACGTTCAAAAAATTAAGGAGAAATAATTATGCGAAGTAATAAACAAATGCTCTCCAAAAAAGAGTATATCGAGAAGATGATAGCACTTCCGAGCATCGTGCTTGAGGCCGAAGAGGCCGACCGCTTCATTGATTACATAGTCGATGAATCGGTTATGAAGAACTCGGCACGTGTTGTCAAGATGCCAAAAGAGACTAAGAATATTCGTGCTTTGGGCTTAGGTGATAAAAGATTTTTGTATCCAGGTTCGACTTTCACTTCATCTGACTACCTGAAGCAGCTGAGTGACCAGAAAATAGCATTGGTCAGCAAGAAGCTCCGTGGCTGCGTTGTAATCTACGACGATGATTTAGAGGATAATATCGAGGCAGACGCATTCGCTGATCATGTGATGCGGATGGTTGCTGCCAAAATTGCTAACGAGCTTGACGAGATTTTCTGGATAGGCGACACAGCAAGCATAGGCGGTTTCGCGGCAACTGACGCCCGCAGCTTGTTTGACGGCTGGCGATACAGAATCAAATACAGCCAAGCATCGACAGGCTATCTGAGCGGTCACTATAACACAGTTTCGGGTCGTGCTACGTTGATGACAGGCAAGGATATAACAGATTATGTTGACGGAGCGACCGTAATTGCACAGGGAACGCTTAAGGAACCTATCACCAAGAATGGTTTCGTTTACATTGCCTCAGTGGGCGGAACGCAAGCCAACGCGGGCGAGCCGACTTGGCCAACTGTTCTTGGCGGCACTGTCGTTGACGGCACAGTGACTTGGAGATGCCATGCCTACGACTGTGCATTGGCTGGCAAAATCGCAGAGCAGAATGCAAGTGCACCCTACAACTGGGAATTCAAGTACGGCAATATGCTGAAGAAGCTCCCGTCAAAATACAAACAGGCGGGCCTTGCAAATCTGAGGTTTTTCCAGTCAGACCAGTTAGTGCAGGACTATATTGACGCATTGTCAGCGAGGGCGACTATCCTTGGTGATAAGGCCATTCTTGGTCAGGGGCCTTTAGCTTACGGTCAAGTGCCGATTACGCCGTGCCCGAACATGCCCGTCACGATGTCTGAGGCCGGTGTCTTAGGTGCCGGCACTTACGGTGATACACTGCTTACTCCAAAAGGTAATCTAATTATTGGCATCCAGAGAAGTCTGAAGATTGAGTCTCAGAGAATGGCCGCTGACGAAGCGACATACTGGTTCTACAGCATGAGAGCAGACAACGCAATAGAGAACGTCAATGCTTGTGTGCTGCTTGAGCATCTGACTACAGCGTAATTGAAAACTGAAAAGAGAGAATTGCAAATAGAAAGGAATTACAGATGTCGAGATTTGTAATTAGAAATTATGGACCGTCAAGGCAGGTTCCCTACAAAGGTATGTCAATTTGTCTGAGTAACGACCAGTGCATCGAGACTGACGATGCTGATATGGCGGAAACTTTTGGTAGTGAAAAGTCGATCCATGTCACCGATAGAGGTGTAGAAGCAGCAGCGTCGGTGCAGGTGGATAAATCAGATGGCAAGAAACGTAATGTCACTGTCGATGACGCTGAAGCTGTGCATCGTGAGAAATTCCCTGATGACGACGAAGATTCACAAGCACAAGAGCAAGTGACGCAGGACACAGAG